GTAAAGCACGACGCCGTCGGCATGGCGAAGGATGCGCACGCGGCGCTGGGTCTGCACGTACCCGGCCGCCGACAACCCCGCAGGGCTCGACCTCGCGCCGGTGCCGGTCTCGTGGTCATACTCGCAGGCCGACGGGTACGTGCAGACCCAGCGCCGCGTGCGCATCCTTCGCCATGCCGACGGCGTCGTGCTTCACGACACGGGGATGCAGGCGACCGCCTCGAGCACCTACACCACGCCGACGCTACCGAGCGACGTCGAGGTGCGCGTCGAGGTCTCCATCGTCACCAACGCGCCCGGTACGCCGACAGTCGGCCCCGCCTCGCGACGCCTCACCTCGAGCTATGCCTCGCCGATGGCGCCCGAGGTAACACTCGAGCAGGGCGAGGGGTGCATCGTCGTCGCGATCGTCAACCCCGCGCCGACCGGGTCGCGCCCCGATGTTGAGCTCAACGTCATCGAGCGGCGCGAGGCGGGTGGCGACTTCGCGCAGATCGGCACGAGCCCGCCCGATGAGCCTTACCTTGACTACTCGGTCGCCTCGCGCGCCCAGTATGATTACCGCGTGATAGGGGTGGCACCATGAGCCGAGCAGTCAGCGACATCATCAGCGGGGTCGCCCCCGCTCTCGTCGGCGTATGGGTGCACGACCCGCTCGACGCGAGCGACACCGTGCGCTCGTACCCCTTCGCCGATGGGCGCACCGAGCACCTCGCCCCCGAGTCGTCGGTGCTCACTGTCGTCGGGCGCACTCGCCCCGTCGTCGAGTTTGGCGAGGCGCTCGACGAGTCGCTCAAGGTCACGATTTTCGTGCCGTTCGGGCCTGAGCACGACGAGGCGGTGCAATGGTGGCGCGACGCGGTGCTCGCGCGCCGGGCGATCTTCTACCGCGACAACCGCGGTCGCGCCTTCTACGGCGTGCTCGCCAGCGGCGTCGACCCGGTCGACGGGCGCGCCGGCACGGCGCTCGCCGTTGAGCTCACTCGCGTCGACTGGGAGGCGTGACCCGTGCAGCCCTTAGACCCTGCAGGCAACTACAGCGACGACGAGGTCATCGACGCGCTCAGCGCCGCACGCGGCACGCGCTCGATGAGCTTCCGCTATGAGCGCCTCGACGAGCTCAACAACCTCGTTGGCCCCGTTGACTGGGTGCTCAGCGGGAGCGTCGCCAACAACTCGCTCGCCGACATCAAGCGCACGGCCAAGCTGCGCGTACTCGATCGCGGGCAGATCAACTACCTACGCGACCGCATCCGCCCGGTCGCCCGCCTCACGATGCCCGGCCCGCATGACGGCCGGGCGCCCTACGTCGAGTGGCCCCTCGGTGTGTTCCTTCTCTCAACGCCCGAGCGCACGGTCGGCACGGCCGGCGTCGTCGAGCGTGAGGTCGCTGCCTACGACCAGCTCGTCGTGCTCGCCGACGATAAGGTCGCCGACCGCTACAGCGTCGCCGCGGGCACACTCTATACCGATGCCATCGCGACGCTCACCTTTGGCCTCGCGCGCAACCTCGTCCCGAGCGACAAGGCGCTCACCTCGGCGCGCGAGTGGGAGCCAGGCACGCCCAAGCTGCGCATACTCAATGACCTACTCGCTGCCATCAACTACGAGAGCGCATGGTTTGACGAGCTCGGCCGCCTCGTGTGCCGCCCCTACCAGTCGCCGACCGATCGCTCGAGCGAGTATGCCTACGCCACCGACGACAAGAGTGTCATCGTCGGCGAGGCCGCCCAATCGCTCGACTTGTTCTCGGTGCCGAATCGATGGGTGCTCGTCAAGAGCGAGGCCGACGAGGCGCCGCTCACCTCGGCCTACACCAACGACGACCCCGCCTCACCAACTTCGACAGTCTCGCGCGGGCGCGTCATCGTTGACTTTCGCGACGACGAGGATGCGGCCGACCAGGCGACGCTCGACGCGAGGGCCGCCCGCTACGCCTTCGAGGCGTCGCAAGTCTTCGAGTCGGTCGACTTTGAGACCCTTGTAATGCCGATGCACAGCAACGCCGATGTCGTAACCTTGACGCACCCCGCGCTCTCGCTTGACGCGAAATTCTCGGAGCAATCCTGGGAGTACGACCTCAAGGCGGGCGCGACGATGTCGCACAAGTTGCGAAGGGTGGTTAGCGTATGAGCGCAAGCAAGGCGCGCGCCTTCCTCGAGTCTGTCGCGGGCTACGCCGACGCGCCGGTCGACGAGGTGCCGAGCCAAGATCGCCCCGTCAAGCTCGGCACGATCGACGCACTCTATACCGGCGCCGGCAATCCGCGCGTGCTCTTCGATGGCGAGACCCTCATGGGCGTCAAGACCTATCCCATGCTGCAACCCGTCAAGGCGCTCGATCGCGTCGCGCTCATCCCCCAGGGTCACGGGTACATCATCGCCGGCGCGATCGGCGCCGACCCGCGGCGCGGCCTCGAGTTCGATACCGTCGCCCAGCTCAAGGCCTGGCAAGGCGCCCGCGAGGGCGACGTCGCTCGCGTTACGGCCACGGGTGACGACTACCGACGCTTCGGCTCGACGTGGCGCCTATGGAATCGCCCGCCGACCGACTTTATTGCTCAGTGGACTGGCTTGACCGTCGGCAATGGCAGCGTCGCGGTCGCTCGATACACCGTCGCCGCGGGCCTAGTTCACGCCGAATGGGCGCTCGGCTTTGGGTCGACGACCGCCGTGTCGGGCACGCTCCCTAGGCCGGAGCTTCCGCTAGTAAACACCAGCAGCAGCGTGGGGAGCTTTTGGGCCTTCGACGCCTCGGCGTCGCGGTGGGCCACGGGAATCTTTATCCCGGGTGCCTACCTTCTCGCAGGCGACGTGCGCGTCAACGCGACAACGCCCTGGGCGTGGGCGGCGGGCGACTTGCTGCGCATCGAAATTACTTACATGATCAACCCCTCGGAGGTCGCGTAGATGTCGCCCGCTCAGCTCGTCATGCAGATCATCGCCTCGGTTGACGGCGGATATAACGGGCTTGACCCCAATATGCGAATCAAGGTCGAGATTCACGACGCGGCGCATGCCACCTACTCGCTCACTGACGAGACGACGGGGGAGCGGTCAACCTTCTCCCTGACGCTCGAGGCTGTCGCCCCTGAGCCCGAGCCCGAGCCCGAGCCCGAGCCTGAGCCTGAGCTCGAGCCGGGGGCCGGCGATGCCTAACCTCGAGTGGTGGCAGGGCGTCGCCGCCATTCTCGGCGTGCTTGGCCTGTCGCCGGCGCCGTGGATACTCGGTCTCGCCGTCGGCCGTATCCAGTTCAGCAAGCCGAGCGAGCTCGCCTATCAGGCGCGAATCGCCGAGCTCAAGGCGCGGCACGACGCCGCGCTCTCAGAAATTACCCAGCATCACGCCGCCCTTTTGGGGGTCAAGGATGCACAATATGAAGAGCTAAAGAAGAGCCGCGACTACTACCGCGACGCGCGGCTCGTCGAAAAAGATCGAGCAGACAAGGCCACCGAGCAAGTGCTCGAGGCGCTCGAGGTTACCAAGACCGCGGTGTATGTACTGCAATCGCTCGACGAGGCGACAAAGACAGGCGGCCAAGAATGACAACCCCCGACGAGACCACGAGCGGAAAGACCGCAGCGCGCCGGGCGCTCATCGAGTCGCGCCGCGCCGCCTCGCGCACCGATAGCATTATCGCCGAGGCTCGCGCGGCGACCGCCTCGGTGCAGGAGAGTCGCCAGCGCAATCACTACGCCGACAAATTCCGCGCGATCATCCAAGGGGGGCGCAATGCCTAACGACCTCGACCCCGGCGACTGGCTCTTGCTCTACACGCTCGCGCCGGCCACGCTCTATTGGCTCGTGTATGGGCTCGGCTCGCCGTGGTATCGCTCGCCGCTCGGCGTTGTGATGTTCCTCTTTGCCACGAGCATCGTCGCCATCCTCGGCCTCGTCGCTTTCGCGGTGCTCTTCGGGCAGGCACCGCCGCCCGTGCGCATCCCGGTCTACGCTGGGCTTGCCCTGGCGATGACCGCCAAGCTCGTCATTCTCATCGTCGAGCGCCGCGGCGCCGACCCTGCCCGATTCACCCCGCACCGAAAGGACAACACCATGTCTAGCGACCTGACAGAAGGCGGCCGGCATATCGCCATCGGCACCGAGACCGTGCCCGAAATTTGGTACAAGACCCAGCGCGTCGTGCGCACGATCGTCGAGGCGCTCATCGTGCTCGTGCCGATCGTCAACGGCGTCGCCCTGGCGATCGTCGGCTACCTCAACGAGCAGACCGACGTGACCGTGCCGGCGTGGGTATTCCTTGCCCTCAACGGCGCGATCGCCGTGACGGCGCTGCTCATGGGCCTCGCCGCCAGGGTCGCGGCGGTGCCCGGCGTCAACGCCTGGCTCGCCAAGATCGGGCTCGGCAGCGTGCCAAAGAAGGCCATCGAGCGCGGCGAGGTATAGCCTTAGCCCCAGCAAAGCGAGAGCCCCCGAGCGGTTACAACCTCGGGGGCTCTCGTCATGCTCGGGGTCAGAACGGCGCAGGGTCGACGGTCTTGAGGTGCGCGTCGAGCGCGCCCCACAGCGCGTGCGCGGTCGGCACGTCGAGCTCGAGCCCGGCGAGGATGGCGACCGCTGCCGCGCGGGGTGCGTGGGCGCCCTCGCCAGAATTGCCGCTCTCGCTTGCGCCTTGCCCCTTCTCGCGCCCCTTGCCGACGCCGACAGTGACTAGCCCCAGATCATCCGCCGAGGCCGTAGGCGGGCGCTGAGCGCCTCGAGTGCCGACGTCGGGGGCGGCGAGGCCGAGCTCAGGGGCGCGCCACGCGCCCGAGGTGGGCGGGGTGTTCATGTAGTGCCAGAGCGCCAGGGCCATCGCGGCCGAATCCCACGCCGCACCCTTGAGGTCGTGATTGCACCTCGAGCAGAGCAGCCCGAGCACCGCGCCGGTCGCGTGGTCGTGGTCGACGGCGAGGCGCTTACTTCGGGGGCGCGCTCGACATATCGCACACTTGCCGCCCTGCAGCTTGAGCAGCTCGTCGTACTCGGCCGGCGTCAGGCCATAGACCTTGGCGACGCGGGCGTCGTGCTGGGCGGCCGATACGCACGCCCGGCACTGGGTCGCCTTCTTGCCGAAGTCAACGACGTCGCGCCATGACTGGCAGCCCGCGCACCATGAGCGCCCGGTCGGCGCCTGGGCGAGCACCTTCTTGGTGCGCTTGACGCGCAGCTCTTCGGGCACGAGAGAAAGGCGCCGCCGCGCCGCTGCAGCTTGGTCGCCCATCGGCTCGTGCCGGAGCTGGCAAGTCGTGCAGCGGTGACGCGGCGGCGCCTTCGGCCGCTCTTTACACTCGATGCAGAGAGCGCGTGCCATGG